CACTTCCGCACTTCCGCACTTCCGCACTTCCGCACTTCCGCACTTCCGCACTTCCGCACTTCCGCACTTCCGCACTTCCGCACTTCCGCACTTCTGCTTTTCCGCACATATACCCCCCCCTTCACACATACACCCCGAAGCCCTTTTACACAGGAAATGGGACTCCTAAAAGAATCTCCATATTAGGATATGTGTAAAAATACTAAATGTCCCTTGACGTCCTCAGTAAAATAGTATATTATTAACGTGGTTAGATAGGATGATAACAGGCTACTAATAGGATAATAACCCGTTTCGCGAGTCTACTCCTCGCAGATTCGCGTTTGGCGGTCATTCCGAACCCTATTATGAATCCTATTATGAATCCTATTATGAATCCTATTCCGAATCTCATTAGAGAAAACCTCCGTACAGCAAAAGGCATATGGCCCGTAGTATTAATCTCCCGGATTGCTACAGGCCATATACATTTTTTGAAAGGGGCTGACGCTGAATGGCTAAAACATATGAGCAGAAGCAGAATACACCGAGCGGAAAATCGCAGAGCGGCAGACAGCGAAATCCGGACGGCTCCGCACTCGCACCCGTGCAGTATAACCCTCCGTGCGAGATTACGCTTGGTGGTATCACGATAGGCGACATTGTTAAGACCGAAATAATGTCAGGTTTGGAAAGACCTGCGGAGCTTCCTGCTTCTTCATCACCTGTTATAAAGAGGGCTTATGCAGGGACGAGCGTTGACGCGGTGCGGATGTGCAAGAACATTATCCGTGCTTTTGGACAGTACCTTATGGCAAATGGTTATCCGGCGGCTCCGACGATACCCGAATGTGCACGCTGGATGGCATCGCAGTCCGACCTCGCCGAGCTGGATTATGCTAAAACGGTAATAGCCTGTGAGGAATATCTTGAGATGTACATTCCGGCATTTTCGCAGTGGTGGATAAAGTTCACAGAGGATGTCGCACTTCAGGGCTCCCTTGCAGGGGAGTACAGCAAAGCAGTTCTTGACTTCATCGCCAAATCGGCACAGAGAGCATCTTCGGAATCGGGAGGTGCGGTAGGATCTTCTACAATGATTCCGATACAGATTAACGTATCGGTGAAGTAGAGACAATCAAAACCATAAGGGTTTAGCACTATTATAAAACGGTTGTTTAGGGATGGCGGTTTATTCCGCAGTTCCTGAAGAGCCGTTTCTTCATTTTCGGCTTTGGGGATTCCGTTAATCGGGGTACCCCTAAATTCTCCTTTGCCCGTGGGCTTTTTCACCCCGCGGGTTTTTAATTGAGTAAATTGCGATTATTAAGCCAAACAGTAAACAAGAGTGGTGATTTAGCATGGAATTGAATCTTGAAGTCTCCGAGAAACAGCAGAAGTTCATGGAGGCTACAGACATAGACGAGGTGTTTTACGGCGGAGCCGCAGGCGGCGGAAAGTCGTATGTTCAGGTGCTTGACGCTCTTGTGTATGCGTGCAATTATCCCGGGATAAAACAGCTCATATTAAGACGTACTTATCCTGAGCTTGAGAAGTCTCTGATTCGTACCGCTCTTGGTCTGTACCCTAAAGACATATACACCTACAACAGCTCAAAGCATACGATGACATTTAAAAACGGAAGTCTTATTGACTTCGGATACTGCCAGAAAGAGAACGACGTATTCACGTATCAGTCTTTGGAATATGACGTAATCCGTTTTGACGAAGGCACGCACTTCTCGCAGTTCATGTATGAGTACCTCGAAACCCGAATCAGAGGAGCGAACGATTTTCCGAAGCAGAGGAAGATTACCAGCAATCCCGGAAACGTCGGGCACCAGTATTTCAAATCAAGGTTTGTCGACATCGCACCGCCTATGGAGCGATACGAGTATAAAGTCCCCCGAAAAGGGGGGACATTTAAAACACGTTCGAGAATTTACATACCTGCAAAGGTGTATGATAACAGATTCATCATGGAAAGAGACCCTGACTACGTACTCCGTCTTGAGTCTCAGCCTGAGGATGTTAGGAAAGCACTTCTCGACGGTTCGTGGGATTTATATGAGGGGCAGTATTTCCCTGAGTTCAACAGGGATATACACGTGTGTGAGCCGTTTAAGATACCCGAACACTGGAGGGTTTATTTTACTATGGACTATGGTCTCGATATGCTCGCAGGCTACTGGGTGGCTGTGGATGAGTTCAACCGCGGGTATGTTGTGGCGGAGGTGTATAAACCGAATCTCATCATATCCGAAGCGGCAAAGCTCATACAGCTGACTACAAGACAGCTCGGGCTTAGAGTACATGAGCACCTCGCACCCCCTGATTTATGGAACAGACGTCAGGAGACAGGCAAGAGTGTAGCTGACATATTCAGGGAATATGGCATCAGGCTGAGGAAAACCAGCAATGACCGTATTGACGGCTGGATGAGTATGAAGGAGTGGCTGAAGCCTATAAGGGATGAACAGGATATTACGATAGCAAGTCTCAGGATATTCCCGAGGTGCTTAAATCTTATACGCTGTATTCCCGCATTACAGCATCACCCTACCAAACCTAATGATGTGGCTACTCAGCCGCACGAGATAACTCACGCCCCCGACGCAATCAGGGGCTTTTGTGTTTACAGGTCCAGAGGACCGAAGAAAAGACCGCCGATAGAAGAGGACTCCTTCACTGAGCAGAAGCAGGAATATGCTTTTGCAAATAACGGAATGTTCGATGTGTACGGCGGAGGGAAAGGAGTTGAGGATGATTTTGACAGGTTCATCGAGTCTAATTATATGTCTGATGATAACATCTGGTATTAGCATTGCTCTTGCCCTTGCAGGGCTGGTTTTAGCCGCTGCTATCATTAATGAACTGAGATTGCTTATGTCGTTTGAGAATCCGCTGCGAAAACGCAGCAAGCCTGAGCACAGTGCTGCGTTTTCGCAGCAGGAGAAAGCGAGAGCAAGACCAAGCTCAGGCGAAAGCTCGAGAGATGCCAAAGAGGAAGAAGCACGAAAGCGAAAGCTTGAGGCAGAGAACAAAGCCTTTTCGGCTTTGATGGGCTACAATGCGGGGGTGGCTTACGGAACCTCTAAAATGCAGGGCTATGAAGATGAGCGGGAGGAGGTTTAGTGTATGAAGTCAAGACAGACTATCGACTATGCGAAAGAGCGGGCACCTTATGAGCACGGTGCACACAGCCCCTCGGAAAGACCCACAGGCTTTACAGAGGCGTGGGAGCTTTACGAAAAGGGGAAGATGTATAACAACAGGCTCACCCCGAACCAGTACAATCTGGTGAACACGAATATAGAATTTTTCGCAGGGAATCAATGGATTAACCTACCCTCGGGAAGTGCGATGTCGTCACTACCCAAACCGGTGTTCAACATAATCAAGAGAGTGGCATCCCTGTTTGTTGCGTCGCTCACGTCTACATCGAGTAAAGTGTCGTATGAACCTCTCTCCTACAGAGCGGACTCTGAAACCGATAATCCTGATGAGGATTTGGAATCTGCTAAAATGGCAACCGCCGAAGTGGAGAATCTGTTCGATAAGTTCAAAATGGATTTCCGAATCAGAGAAGCGATGTTCGACGGCATCCAGACGGGAGACTACTGTGCACACTTCTACTGGGACCCGACAAAGATACCATACGGAGGAGCGTTCAGCTCCTACCGTGGCGAGATATGTATGGAGCTTGTAGACGGTATAAACGTTATGTTCGGAAATCCGAATACACATATCGTTGATGACCAGCCGTATATACTTGTTATCGGAAGAGACACTGTCGATAACCTCAAGCTTGAGTATGAGAAGTATCACAAAGCCCACGAGGGGAAAGACAGCCTGTCGAGTAAAGATGACATACTGTCTGACTACGAGAACGAATGGCAGGCAGGTTCGGGCGGCAAGATTGAACTGGATGACGGGGATAAGACGGGCAAGGCTCTTGTGATATACATGTACCGCAGAGTCACCAAATACATAACCGTTAAAGACGAAGAGGGCAACCCCGTTATGGTCGAGAAGCGAGACAAGAACGGAAAGCCTGTTATGAAAAGAGACAAAGACGGGAACCCCGTACTCTCAAGCTACGGCATCCCCGAATTTGAATATGTAGAGCTTAAAGATTACGTAACGACGATACACGTTTCAAAACACACAAAGACAGTAACCATATTCGATGATGTGGATACAGGTCTTTCATACTATCCGATTGCATGGGGTAACTGGGAAAGGCAGAAGAACCAGTACCACGGCAGAGCTTTGGTTACTGAAATCATCCCGAACCAGATATACATCAACTCAATGTTCGCTCTTGTTATGAGACATCAGCAGATGATGGGGTTCCCCAAGACGCTGTATGACGCTGACATAATAGGCCAGTGGACGAATGCAGTCGGTCAGGCAATAGCTGTACACAATCTTCCGCAGGAAAAAAGAATGTCGGATTTGCATTCCGTAATACAGCCCGCCGATATGAGTACACAGATTATGAGCTGTATCGACATGGCTATGTCGTATACCAAAGAGTGCTTAGGTGCTACCGACGCACAGCTCGGTAACGTCAAGCCTGAAAATACATCCGCTCTTATCGCACTCCAGTCAAGTGCACAGGTTCCGCTGGAGAATCCGCAGGCACTGAAGTACGAATGGATTGAAGATTGCGGAAGAATTCTTTTGGATATGATGGGTACCTATTACGGTCAGCGACCTGTTGTTGTTACTGAAGAGGTACAACAGCAGAGTACCGACCCCGCAACGGGTGCACCAACAACCATATCATCCACGCAGAAAGTAATAAAGCTGTTCGATTTTAAGAAGCTCAAAGGGCTGTGGCTTAATGTCAGAGCCGATGTCGGAGCTTCTACCTACTGGTCTAAGATTGCGGTTGTTCAGACACTTGATAACCTCAAGGCTTCAGGGCTTCTTGACATAATAGATTATCTTGAGAGAATGCCCGATGAGTACATACCGCTCAAGGAACAGCTCATTACTAAATATAAAAGCATGATGGCGGCTCAGCCTACACAGCAGATGCCTAATAATCAGGCACAGCCACAAGCGACCCCGCCGCAACCAAACACGAGTTTAAGTGACTCCTCGCTCATAGCTGCCATGAACCCAGACACACAGAGCCGATTCGAAGATTTAACAACAAAGGCTCAGAACACGCTATTGAGTCAGGCAGAAAGCCAGCGAGGGGGGCTTATCTAATAATCGGTATACGGCGGGCATTCCGCCTGAGAAGCCCGAATGACCGCCACCGAACCATAAGTTATCACACAATCTATAACACTTTCTCACCATGAAAGGAGAACAACAATGGCAGATAAAGAAAATAACAGAGCTGATTATGATATGGACAACGATATCATCCTTCCGGACGATTACGAACCGGATATGGATATATTTGCTCAGAGCGAAGACAGTCCTACCACAGACGAAACAGGCGAAGGCGAGTCCAACAGCTCAGACCAGGGCGAACACACAAGCACAGATGAAACAGGCGGGGAATCCTCCTCCGAGAATGACACTGCCGCTGATACCGAAGAGGAATCCGCTGACGAGCACGGTTCCGAAGAGGGTGAAAGCCTCGATAATACTGATGAAGGACAGCCTACCACAGCACCTGATAAGCAGAAGATAAAGGTCAGATTCAATCACGAGGATATCGAACTTACCGCAGAACAGGCGGCTACACTTGCTCAGAAAGGCCTTAACTATGATAAGGCTATTGAGAGATTACAGAAATCCGAAGCACTGAGTAATAAAGCAGCCGATTTTGCAAAAGAGCTTGGCTATGAGTCAGCGGATGCGATGTTCGAAGCTACAAGAAACAGCATTAAGGAACAGAGGATTCAGAAATATGTCAACGATGACAGCATGTCTGAACCGCTTGCTAAATTCCTTGTTGAGTCCGAAATGGAGAAAGAGGAAAAAGCGGCAAAGGCAGCACGCAAAGCGGAAACTCAGGTTCCTGAAGCGGCGACACCGACTACAGGCAAGTCAGCACTTGATGATGACATTGCCGCTTTTGTAAAAGCATTCCCCGGTGTAACAGAGCTTCCTAAAGAAGTAGTGGACGCAGTTAAGGCAGGTGTTAATATCACGGCAGCCTACACAGCATATAAGAACAAATTAGCAAATGCAGAGACCGACAAAGCCAAAGCAGAAGCCAGAATATTAAAACAGAACCAGGCGGCAGCTGAGAAAGCCCCCGTTTCAGGTGTGTCAAAACACGGAAGGGCTTCAGGCGTTCAGAAAAAAGACGCCTTTGCAGAAGGGTTTGACAGCGACGTTTGGTAGTCACAGAAAGGATGATTACACATGTCAGTAAATCTCGCATCGAAATACAGTAAAAAAGTTGACGAGAGATTCTATAAGGAATCACAGGCCTTAATGATGGCAAAGAACGACTACGAGTTTACAGGAGTTGCAACAGTAGTCGTAACATCTATCCCAACAGCACCGATGAACGACTATGCAAGAACGGGTTCAAACAGATACGGTTCTCCGTCCGAACTCGAAAACACCATTCAGTCGCTCACTCTCAGAAAGGATAGATCTTTCACATTCACAATCGACAGAGGGAACAAGACACAGGATATGATGCTGATGGATGCAGGCAAAGCTTTATCACGTCAGATTAGAGAAGTTGTTAAGCCCGAATTCGATTCTTACGTATTCGGAGAAGTGGCAGGAGCTGCGGTAACAGCAGGTAACTATGACACAACAGCTATCACAAAGTCAAATGCGTATGAGGCTCTTTTAGCTGCTAATGAGTCACTCGGAAACGCTCTTGCTCCGGACAGTGGCAGAGTTGCAATGTGCTCATACAAATTCGCTAATATGCTCAAACAGGACCCGGCATTCATGAAATATTCAAACATGTCGCAGGAAATGGTTATCAAGGGTGTCATTGGCGAAGTGGACGGAACTAAGATTATCAAGGTTCCAAAGAGCAGACTGCCGGGTGACTGCTCATTTATCATGGCTCACCCATCAGCGATAGTAGCACCACAGCAGTTAGAGGATTACAAAATCCACGACAACCCACCGGGAGTATCGGGCTGGCTGGTTGAAGGCAGAGTCATTTATGACGCTTTCGTACTCTCCCAGAAAACAGGAGCACTGTTCTATCAGGGTGGTTCGGGCATCCTCGGAGCACTTACAGTAACATCTGTTGCGGGTGCATCTTCAGGAAAATCCGTTATAGGAGCAACAGGTGCTATTCCTCCGGGAACAACACTTGTTTACAAAACGGGTACTTCAGAAACTTCTGTTTCTTATGATACCAGTGTATCTGACTGGACAGCAGTACCATCAGACGGCGTAATTACTCCTACAGCATCACACACCCTCGTTCAGATTGCAGCCAAAGACGGAGCCGGCAAGGCAAAGGCAGTAGGCAAAGCAACAATCGTAAAGGCAGAGTAGTAACTTGGGGCATGGGCTTATGGGCTTATGCCCCTTATTTTATTTAATATGGGAGTGATAGGCACATGTCTAAAATGACTATAAAGCAGTGCAGGGAGATTGCTATTCAGCATATCAACCAGTATTCGATAGCAGGAACCCCCGTTCCGCCGACGTACAATAATCAGGCAGACTACGAGATTAAAGTGCTTAACCTCATAAACGACGCACAGATGGAGATTGCCAAGAACCAGAAGAGAATCCCCGCACAGCACATCATCATACAGAACGGACTGCCGACCGCCGTGAAGATAGTAGACACCGTACCAAAGCTCGACACCGATATGGTTACACCTGACACGGGCGAAGAGTTTGGGAAGTCATACTACTTTGAAATAAGCGGAGCAGGTACCGTCTATGTAGAGGCAAGAGGGCAGAACCCCGATTCGTGGAATATCCTCGAAACGATTCAGACCGCGGCTAATCCCGACGGAGGGTTTTCGGTTTATAAGAACAATATTGCAACACCGCAGGCGGGAGTCAGACTCAGGTTCAGCGGAAACGGCACATATCTTTACAGGAACGTCGGCATTTATAAATGCAGCTATGCAGATACCGATGATATACCGGTATGTGCGGGAATGCTTGCCTATGAGATGCCGGATGACTTTTACCAGTTGAACGGGAAAGGCGTACCGCACGTAACTCCGACAGGGGCGTTGAAATTCAGGCATGACTATCTATGGCTCGGAGAGAAAACGCTTCTTCTCAGAAGCGATTTAATAGGGGAGTTTATAGTTGAGTATTTCAGATACCCGATAAGGTTTGATTCAAACGTCAATGAGGCAACAACGTATCTCGACGGTTCAGCGGATACCCACGAAGCTATTCCGTATTATGTTGCGTCTATGTTATGCCGATACGATAATCCGTCTTTGGCTGATACGCTGTATAACCTCTTTGAAATCAAGCTATCCCGATTTACGGAAAGCATCGTATCGGAGAACATGATGATTGAGGATGTGTATGGGTTTGACGCTATGTTTGGGGGAGTGGTTTAATGCGAAGATACTTCAGACAGGCGAGTCTTTCGGTTCATGACGCACCGAAAGACCGGGTGCTCGACCTTCCGAAGCTTGATGGGGGTCTGAATACGGCGGAGCTTGAATATAGAATGTCGGCAGACCAGTCCCCCGATATAGAGAACCTGTACTGGGTTGACGGGGTTCTCGGTTCAAGACCGGGGCAGGCATATTTTACTGACCACTCCGTAAGTCTCGGAACGGGATACGCAATGTACGAAAGAGCGTGGTACGGGTATTTCATCGCCCACATCGGCACTCAGCTGTATAAGATAAACAGCTCGACGGGGGCGGCGACTTCGATTCTTTCGGGTCTGACTGCTCAAGCCGGGGTGTTCTTCGTGTTCGATGATGGTCTATATTACCACAACAGGCAGGAGTATGTAAGGATTACAGCTTCGCACATAGCCTCTGCGGTTACCCCATACATCCCGATCACTGTGGTTAATGTGCATCCTGACGGAACAGGCGGTTCTTTGTATCAGTCGGAGAACAGGCTGTCGGCAGGTAAAAGGGTTTACTTTAACGCGGACGGAGTAAGTACGGAATATCATTTGCCGTATGCCCCACTCGACAATTCATCTACGGTCGGAATTTCGATTCGGGGGGTAGCACAAACGGAAGGTACTGATTTCATTGTTAACCGCACCACGGGGATTATCACATTCGCCACGGCACCGACTGATGAGGAGGATGTAAATGCCGTTCAGGTAACGTGCTACAAGACTAATCAGGATGCACTGGATTCAGTAATGAAATGTCGTGCACTGGCAGTGTACGGTTCGGGAAATGATACGGTTGTTGTACTCGGGGGAACGCCGAAACAGCCTAATGCGATATTCTGGTCGGGTTCACACTCTGTGCTTGACCCAACGTATTTCCCTATGGAGTATTACAATCTTGTGGGTAGTGCAGACGAGTACGTAACCGGATTTGGTAAACAGCAGGATTTACTTTTGGTATTCAAAGAGCACTCTGTCGGGAAAACGAGTATAACCGTCAGCACCACAGACGATGACGAAACTGTAATACAGCTTAACTATCAGACTATAAATGCCCGAATCGGATGTGACCTTCCGAACACAATTCAGCTTGTATCCAACAACCTTGTGTTCTGCAACAGCACAAGCGGGGTTCATATGGTGCTTGATACATCAGCGGCGGGCGAAAACAACATAGCTCAGATCGGTACTAACATCAATAACGCATTTATCCCCGCGGCGAAGCTGCTCTCGGATAAATCTGCAATATGCAGTTTTGATGATGGCAAGAGATACTGGATATGCTTTACCGACAGCGGGAAATGCTATCTCTGGGATTACTCGATATCACTTTATTCAGGAGACGAAACGAACCTGACATGGTTTTACTTTACGGGGGTTCACCCGGTATCGTGGCTTCTGTCAGTGCGAGACAGCTATCACCTCAGCAAGAGGGGGGACGTTGTAAAGCTCACACCTTCAAACTTTTCTGATTTTGGAGCAGGGTACAAGAGGAAGTTCACATTTGCAACTCAGACCTTCGGGACATATGATTCACTGAAAGATATTCTGAAAGTCATAATCGCTATGAGAGCAGATACGGGAAGCAGAGCAACACTGAAATACGTGACGGATTACGAGAAACGATACGACCTCACACCTTTAGCGTCCCCGTTCAGCTACAGTCTGGTTCCCCGCAATCTGGAATCCCGGAATCTCGGTGTAGATGAAGCGGCAGGCATTTCAGTGAGGAAGCCCGGATGCTTTCATGTCAGACGATTTGCTATGGTGCTTGAAAACGATACCGCCAATACTGATATGGCGGTGGTAAGTGCACAGATACAATACCGATTTGTAGGGGGTGACAGATAATGGCATTTACGCCACTGAGCTTCACGAAGGACTGGACTAATGCGGTAGACTTTCCAACGTATGAAGCTAACGAAACAAAAGTAAGAGAGGATATGCAGTTTCTCTATGACGAGATAAAGGACTACATCAACGATACCCTGATAGAAGCTCTTGAAGCGACTACTGCGGCAGCCAATCTCGGGGCACTGCTCAACTCTCAGAATACTACTATCCAGAACGCCCTGAACAGCCTTTTCACGGGCAAAGTAAACACACAAGAGGGAAAAGGTCTTTCGTCCAACGATTACACCACAGAGGAGAAAACAAAGCTCGCAGGAGCGGAGATTACACAGAACAAGGTTACTTCCGTATCGGGCAGTTCTACCGATACGGAGTATCCGTCAGCTAAATGTCTGTATGACGCTTTAGCAGGTAAACAGGCAGCTCTGGTAAGCGGCACTAACATTAAGACAATCAACGAGCAGTCGATTCTCGGAAGCGGCGATCTTGCATTACAAGCAGCTCTGGTAAGCGGCACTAACATTAAGACAATCAATGAACAGTCTATTCTCGGAAGCGGCAATCTTGCATTACAGGCAGCTCTGGTAAGCGGCACTAACATTAAGACAATCAACGAGCAGTCGATTCTCGGAAGCGGCAATCTTGCATTACAGGCAGTTCTGGTAAGCGGCACTAACATTAAGACAATCAATAATCAGTCGATTCTCGGAAGCGGCAATCTTGACATAGGCGGTCAGGGTACAACGGACTACACCGACCTGACAAACAAGCCTCAGATAAACGGCAATACGTTGTCGGGGAATAAGACATCTGCTCAGCTCGGGCTTTACGGAACGGGGAATGCTCCGCCATATCCCGTTACTTCCGTTAATGGTCAAACAGGAGACGTAACGACAGGAGACGAGCAGACCTCAAACAAGGTTACTTCCGTATCGAGTAGCTCCACCAACACCCAGTACCCATCCGCTAAGTGTCTGTACGACGCTTTAGCAGGTAAACAGGCAGTTCTGGTAAGCGGCACTAATATTAAGGAAATCAACAATCAGTCGATTCTCGGAAGCGGCAATCTGGAGCTGCAGGCAGCCCTTGTAAGTGGCACTAATATTAAGACAATTAACAGTGCGTCTATTCTCGGAAGCGGCAACATCACCACAGGAGACGAGCAGACCTCAAACAAGGTTACTTCTATCTCAAGCAGCTCTACCGATACACAATACCCATCAGCTAAATGCGTATATGATATTGTGGGGAACGTGGAAGCTGTACTGGATTCTTTAATGTGAGGTGGTGTCTATGAGTATTGCATCTAAGCTTCAAAGCTTACGGACATATAGGGATAACATCAGAACGGCTCTTACGGGCAAAGGCATATCCGCAGCATCCGCACACGGATTCAGTAATTTTGCGTCAGACATCGAAGCAATACCAGCCGCTGTTACAGGCGAGCTTACTGTCTCGAGTAGTACGCAGACATTAATAATCCCCGAAATCGCGGGCAAAGAGAATGTGGTACTACTGCTCGTGTTCAGCTCGGCTTCAGGGGCAAACGGTACTCTGTCTGTGTTCACAACGGATGTATCTCCGACGGATGCGGCAGTTGTCGGATACACCTCAAGCAGCGGAGTACGGGCTTCAGACCACTGTGCTTATTACAGCACGACGGGGGCGTTTGACGGTACAGAGGATGGAGTAAGATTCTACAGCGGGACTTATAAATACGTTGCGTGGTAGGAAACGCAAAGGAAAGGAGATTGGTATATGCTTAAATTAACGGATAAACTGTTCTTCGACCATGCTACTCGGGCAGGTACAAGCGGAGAATTACTTAATCTCGGCATAGGAGATTATCTCACAATCAACGTGGGAAAAACAGGAAGTGGGAGTTTCTCGCTCAGGTTTAAAGGCATGGTGGGTAATGTACCTTACGATAATGCGGAAACGGAGTCGTGGGGCGAGCTTGCAATCGTGGATTTATCTACATACAAAACTGTTTCAGGCAACAGAATAATTTCGGCAGGTAACTACTTCGCCGTTGTAAAAGGTGTGGATAAGATAAAAGCTGAGATAGTGTCTGTTGACGCTAATACAGCAGTTACAGTATACGGAAAGATAGGTGACAGGTAATGAATTTTGATGCATTAAGCTATATTCTTGGTATGCAGACTGCGAGTACGCAGTGGGGCGAAATCGTAGGAACACTTTCTAATCAGTCGGACTTAAATTCAGCACTCACAACAATCGGTAACAGAATTACTAATCTGCAGAACATCGGAAGGTTTCTGGCTCTCTGGAACAGTGCTACAGGGCTTCCGCTTACCGAACCGACAACAACACCTTATGCGTATAAGACAGGGGATTACTTCCGAATAAGCAATTTCGACAATGCGGCAGACTATGCGTCCTACAGCACCTCACGTACCTACAATATCGGGGATAAATGTAAACGCAGCGGCAATTACTATATCTGCAATACGGACGGTACCACAGGAGCGTGGGATTCTACAAAGTGGACTCAGCACACGATAACAAACTATATGCCGAACGGAGCAAGCTACACAGGGGCGGCTTCTACAACGGTATTCACAGGTAGTAGCCTCGCAGTCGGGGCTATATTCTATTATGACGGAACGGCATGGGCACTACAGCCATTCGGCGGCGGCGGAACAGTAGGCGATGTTCAGGTTAACGGCTCTTCGATTCTTCAGGGCGGCATTGCCAACATAACATCTTCGATGTTTCCCGCAACCTTCAAATTCACGGTCACCGACACAGGAGAGGGCTATACAACCACAGCAACAAGTGACCAGATTTTAGCCGCAATTCAGGCAGGTAAAATGCCGATTTGCTGTCATGCACACCCACAGGGCGGAGATTTGGAGTTACTGTTAAAAACATACGATTCCTACTCAGCTACGTTCGTGGGACTTTTCATGCTCAACAATGTCCTCACGCAAATGCAGATACTGATATACGGAAGTGTCGTAGGTACTGTTGAATCATATCGCATGTATGATTGGGGAGGCTCTATAGCATCTACTTTCAACTACATGTGGGATTACAATGTCGGAGATTATGTCATATACGGCGACGCATCATCGGCATACTTATGTAAATGCATCGCCGCATATACACCACCCGCAGAACCGACAGAAGACCCACCTCCGGCAAACTTCACAATTGTAACGGTCATGTCGGAAGTAAAGAACAAATTCGGTCGTGACGGAGCAACCACACTTGATGCAACTCTTGTTTCGGGTAAACAGTATCAGCTCGGAGATAAGTCAGCTACTTTCAATATGGTGTTACCTGCCACAGCAAGCTACAACGACTTCATTGAAGTGATATTCAAAGCTACTGCGGCATTTACACCGACATCAAGCGGCGGTACAGTAGTAGGGGATACTTTACCGACAACCGTGGCTAATAAGACCTACGATATCCTGTATACGTGGACTGGCACTAACTGGCTCTGTCAGTATCTGTACTGGTAGGTGACGTCAAAATGGTAAATAAAAAGAAATTCATGATGGGGTTTAATGGTTCCGTCAGCGGAGCGCCGCCAGTGACTCTTGACTGTATCGGGGGCTTGCCCAGTAAGAACAAGCTCAGCGGCAACACGAAACACACAATCACGATAGACGGCACCGAGTATGTTGTTCCTGACGGGATAACTCTGTTGGAGTATTTACAAACATCGTTAGGTTCCACTGGATATTCTATTCCTACCACTATTACAGCACAAGAAACAGACAAGGTTATTATTGACGTTAATATTGATATATATTCGTCGAGTGGTGATAAGTATCTTACTTCGTCATCAAACTCTTGGATTGATATTGCCGATGGGGGTGCCATTTGGTTCTTAAGATTTGGTGATTCGGTGTCATCACAAGCACCAACATCTGGTAGCCTCGGGCAAAGAAATACTTACGAATTATATAAAGAGCATTTTGATATAAATGGAACGACTACTGCTACGCCTACATATTCTGCAATAGGTGGTTCTTGGTTTATATTTTCGCCACAAGCATCAGGCGACAGCGTCCCATGCAAACTGTATTCCTATAAAATCATAAACACAAGTACGAATGTAGTTAGATTTGCCGGGCTTCCCGCTAAAAACTCATCTAATGTTCTCGGTATGTACGACTTCATAACAGGCACATTTTTCACAAATGCAGGAACGGGCTTATTCAGCGCAGGAGCAGAGCTACCTCTGCCGTCTGCAAATTTCGGTGTAAAGGGTGTTGGGGAAAAGATATACGATATGCCGTATGAGTTGTATGAACCGCAATACAAAGTAACCGAACTCCATGCACAGAATTGCGGTAAGGTTGCGGCATGGACGTTAGACTGGACGAGGGGTTCTTTTGGACTCTTTGCGGCAAACATCGCAGACAAAATGCCTTCGAAGTTTGAAATGTATGCAAAAGGGTACACCATCGGCACAGCATACGTAAGTTTGGACAATATGCAAATGGTCGGTCGGACAGGTAATACGAATGTCCACATGAGAAATGACAGCTGTGCAGACGTCACCGCTTTCAAAGCACATTTGGAACGTGAACAGATTTATCTCTATTACCAACGCCTCACCGATGACACGTGGACACCGCCGACAGAATACACAGCGTATATCTCAGCACCGCTTAACAAGGTCGGTGAACACGCAGACACGATTGACTTTGCAACTGGTATAGTGACGAGGAATATTGGTGTGAGGGCTCTTGACGGTACAGAGAATTACTACTGGGATTCGGTGAAATTAAGATTACTGGTTTCCGGAATTACTTTATCAGAGTGGTGTGATACTCTTGATATCTTATGCACACATTACAAAGCCGCATACACTGGGTATACATCGGTACAAAAAGGCATCGGTATTCACACAGACGGGATTTCTATATGTATTAAGGACCTGGATAACATCACTGATAGGGCAACGGGCAGAGACTACATTGCCGCACAGTATGCCGCAGGAACACCTGTTACCATATGGTACCCACGTGCCACACCGACAACAGAACAGATTACCGCTGTTCCTGTTAAACTGGCGAGGGGAATTAACTATCTGGATAGTACCAACACTGTTAAGGCTTCTAACATTGAGGCGGAGTACAGGAGTAGGAGAGGAGGGGTATAGTATGGCTTGTAAAGGCGGAAAAAGAAAGAAGTAGGGGGACGAGGTAATGTCAGATGCAATATTCACAACACTTGTCACAGGGGCAATAACTATGTTCGGTATAGTAGCTACCGCAAAATCAACAAAAGATAAGATGACCCGTGAGCTTGAGAAACAGAACATCGTGCAGAATCAGGAGATTCAGCATATCAAAGAGTATATCGCAGACCTCAGGATTGATGTAAAAGAGCACAACCACTATGCTAAACTGTTTTCTGAAACAATGCCTGTTGTCAAAGAGCAGATTAAGGTCGCGAATCAGCGTATTAAGGATTTAGAGGATAATGAGAAAAGAAGATAAGGACACCTACACATTCACTAAAAAGTGGGTTCACAGACTGATGTGGTGCTTCGTGATATGGATAAGCCTTACATACGTCCTTGCTTTTTGCGGCAAAGAACAGATAGCCGAATCACTCTCTCAGACAGTCATGACTGGGGGAGTGGCTATATTCGGCGGCTATATGCTAAAGGCTTATTTTGGCACGTACAGCAAGGAAAATCTGAGATATAAGGAAAAGGTCATGAAGCTAAAGAAAACCTATCAGATTAAGTCTGAGGAAGAATCGGAGGGGGCAGAGAATGAATAACATAAACTGGATTGAAGTTATAAGCGGAATTTTTGCAATACTCATCGGCGGTTTCCTGATACCGCTCATCAGAAACAAAGCAAAGAAAAGCGGAATCGAACTGTCTGCGGAAGAACACGAATACATTCTGAATCTTGTTGAGGACGCTGTAAGATGGGCTGAACAGGAGCTTTGGAAGAGTGCAGGGGCATATAAGAAAAGCAGAGTAATGGACCGGCTTATAGCAAAGCTGACCGATATCGGAATTGTAATCGCCGAAGATGACCTGTCAAAACTGGTAGAAGCTGTTGTGGAAAAGGTCAGAAAGGAAGTGGGCGGAAATGCTTCAGATAACTAAACTGCTGACGGCGAAGAAAACAGCCGTAGCAAATAAGAAGAATCTGTATATCGTGGTACACTATACTGCTTCTCCGAACGGCAAAGCCTCAGCTGTCGCAAGCTTCTTCAAAACCTCAGACCGTAAAGGTTCAGCACATTATGTTGTTGACGATACGACGATTTACCAGTGTGTCGAGGATAGTTATGCCGCATGGTCGGTCGGAGATACGCAGAAATACCCATGCAAGGGTGGTGCTACTCTGAAAGGTAAATGCACAAATTCAAACAGCATCAGTATAGAGATGTGCTGTGACAAGACCAACCGAAAGACGTGCGGTGCAACAGATACGGACTGGTTCTTCACGGAAAAGACTGTAGCGAATACCGTAGAGCTGATTAGGTATTTGCAGAAGCTGTACAGCATCCCCGATGAGAATGTGGTAAGACACGCAGACGTAACAGGGAAATACTGCCCGAATCCGTTTGTGGTTCATCCTGAACGCTGGGCGGCATTTAAGCAAAGATTAAAAGGGAAAGAGGTTGATGATGAAGTGATTGAGAAGATTAAAGTTAAAATCGACGGCAGAGAAGTCGAGATGAACCGAATCCTCAAAGACGGCAAGAACCACATTGAGCTTAGGGCATTTGCTGAAGCTCTGGGTTGTAAAGTGGATTATGATACGGCAAAGAAAATGCCTATCATCACACGATAAAAGCTCTTTATTAAAAGGGGGTCAGCATAAATGGCAAGCACATATGACCAGAACACGAACTGGGCAAACGAGGAGAAGTATTTAAACAGCCTGGTATCCGCCGGCGGGGGTAATGCCGAATGGGCGAAGAACCAGCTCAATACTCTAAACACGGCAAAACAGCAGTATTCTAATCAGAGTACGAGTAATGCTACTCAGCAGAGTACGAGTAATGCTACTCAGCAGAGTACGAGTAATGCTACTCAGCAGAGTACGAGTAATGCTACTCAGCAGAGTACGTCGGTAAAGAACACATCCCCGACAAGCTCTAACAGCACAACGTATAACCAGAACACGAACTGGGCAAACGAAGAGAAGTATCTAAACAGTCTGATATCCGCCGGCGGCAGTAATGCCGAATGGGCGAAACAGCAGCTTGTAAAACTGAATACTGCGAAAACCACCTATGGTGCGAATACGCAGACAACGGGTAATGCTACTCAGCAGACAACGGGTAATGCTACTCAGCAGACAACGATTCCCGCGAATACGCAGACGCAGACGCAGACGCAGACGCAGACGCAGACGCAGAACACAACAGCGACGGTATATCTCCCATCGGGACAGACAGTAACAGGCACAATCATCAACGGTCGCACCGTGCTTTCCGACGGTTCGAGCGTTCCTGTTGGGTCGATAGTTAAAGCTCCGAACGGGAACACATACGAAATGACTTCTTCGGGCGGTGTGCTTCTGAGAACTGCCGATGGGCAGTCTGCTACACAGCAGAACAGCACAGCAACAACTGATGTGACAGGTACCGCAACAGTTCCCGTGTACCTTCCTGACGGTACCAAAACTACAGGTACCATCATCAACGGAACAACGTATCTGTCAGACGGCTCTAAATTGCCGACTGGAGCGGTGGTAACGGCGGCTAACGGGAAAACCTATGTAATGACTTCCTCTGGTGGTGTTGAGGTTGACGGCAGAGCAACAGTATACGGTACTGACGGAAGCGTCTATACAGGGTATATCGTTGACGGAACAACGTATATGTCGGACGGCACCCGTGTACCAAATGACTATATAGTACAGGACGCAAACGGAAAGCTCTGGTACAAAACCGCTCTGGGTGGCGAGGAAATGACAAAGGAAGAGGCAATAGACTCCTTAGAGGAGAGTGCGGCAATGCCTACTGATAATTCAGAGAGCATCAAATCAAACTATGACGCACTGATAAACTGGCTTTCCGAATTACGAAGTGAGGAGAGTGGGATTTCACCAACGGACTCAACCGACTTAATCACAAGCCTGTATAACAACTTGCTGAACAGTCAGACATTACAGGATTACAAAAGTGCGGCAGACGCAGGAGCACTCCCTACAGATATGACAGAGGACATAAACAGTTCATATGCTCAAATGCTGAATATACTGTCACAGCTGAACGGCGAAGTTGAGTCTCCGACAGATTACACCTCTCAGATACAGGAGCTTTATAATCAGCTGTTCGCAAATCAGAAAATGAGTGATTATAAAACAGCTGAGGAGTTAGGACTCATGCCTAAAGACCAGTCTCAGTCAATCGAGGAGCAGTATGCTAAATTACTTGAACAGTCAAACTTACAGACGCAGTATGCTACTCAGCAGGCAATAGCCGAACAGGAAGCACTTTTAAACGGAAAGGCTGACGAGTATCAGAAGCTCAGAGAGTCAACCAACATTGCCGCTCTGCGTGACATGGATACGTCCGCACTTCGTTCCGCACTTCTCGGGGATAAAGGCGGAATAGGGCAGTCTCAGTATAGCTCAATTATGAATGCCGCCAATCAGAGACTTCTTGAGATTAACATCGAGCAGAAACAGCTTGAAACTCAGGTTGCTCAGACGGTCGCACAGCTCCGTGCAAAAGGGGATTACGAAGCAGCCAATAACGCTCTGACAATCGGGCAGAATAAAATACAGGCACTCAGAGAAGAAGCGGCTCGCATTGACTCGGCTAACCTTTCACAATATAACGCTGACAGGGATTTTGCAATGACTAATCAGCAGATGCTGAATAACCTCAGTCTTAATCAGATACAGCAGCTGATATCGGAAGCGACCAGAGTTGACGAAGCGAAAACAGCTCAGGCGAATGCTGACAGGAGCTACGACCTGACCGTTGCCAATGCTCAGAATCAGTTACTGTTACAGCAGTTAGCTGACGCACTTAACGAGCAGACACGGCTTGATACCACAAAGCTCAGTCAGTATAACGCTGACAGGGACTACAATACTCAGGTTCAGCAGATACTCAATCAGCTCCAGCAGAACAAGATATCCGACTTACTCACAGAACAGACAAGAGTTGATGAGGCACAGATGGAACAGGCTAACACCGACAGGGACTACAACCTCAGTCTTGTCGAGATGGAAAGACAGGCCAAGCTTGCACAGGTACAGGCTCTTATCAATGAAGCTCAGAGAATCGACGAAGCGAAACTCGGGCAGTACAACACGGATAGAAGCTATGAGTATACAGCAGACCAGGCAACTATTGATAACGCACTTGCTAAATTGCAGCTCGGTTTGTTCTCCGAATCGGATGCGGTGGCTCTGGGTGTCAGTGCGGCTGACGCAAAGACGTTCGCCGAACAGATGAATCTCATGGCACAGCTTGATATCGAACAGGCAAAAGCGTCGCTCCAGAAGGCACTGCTTAGTATAGGCAGTTCGGGTGGTAGTGGAGGGTCTTCAGGAAGTAGCAGTTCTTCAAGTAGCAAATCGTCAAGTAGCAAATCGTCAAGCGGAAGCACGTCAAGCGGAAGCACGTCAAGCGGAAGTACGTCAAGCGGAAGTACGTCAAGCGGAAGTACGTCAAGCGGAAGTGCATACAAGGCAGGCACGAGCAGCAACTATGCGGCATATGCTTCTAAACTGTATAAGAGCTATGCGGATGCTGAAGAGGATATCACGAAAGCAGAGAAGAGCGGAGAGCTTAGTGCTCTTGACGCAGACAAGCTCAGGATAAAATTCAAGATTGCTTTTTCATAGGGGGTGATAGTCTTATATGGGAATGCAGGAATTAAGAGTTCTTGTTCAGAAGAAGGATGAAGAAGAACGTAAGAAAGAGGCTAAAAGCGGAAGCAGTAAGAAGAGTAAATCATCTTCATCCGCCGATAAAAAGAAAAAATCCTGGAGCGGAAGTTCCTCAAAGAACGGAAACTCATCTTCGATAGCAGGAGCGGCAAAGACAGACAGGAAATCGGAAAATGTAGTTTCGAAAAGTAGTGTCAAGAAAAAGTCGGAATATTCCTACCCTGCTACGGAGAAAAAGGTAAAGGAGATTCAGGCATCGGTAAAAAGAAATACTGAAACTCCTACATACGACAGAAAAGTCATTACTTCGAAAAACTACACACCAAAGAAAACGCAGTCTATAAAAGACGAATCAAACACAACGAGAAGAGCACTCCTCAAAGAAAGAGAGCTGTATAAAGCAGAGAAGAATCCCGCTCTGACGGGTCTTGCCAGTGGTCTTTCTCTGGGACTGACCGATATAGCAAGAGACGAAGCGTTAAAGACCTTCAAGGCGAATAATGATGACTATACAAGATTAAGCAGATTAAGGGAAACACCTGAATACAAAGCGGGCGAAATGGCAGGGTTCGTTGCAACGAGTCTTGTTCCTTACTCAGCCGCTGCCAAAGCGGTCGGTACATCCGCAAGAGTGGCAAACGCAGGGAGCAAAATAGGCAAAGCCGTTTCCAAAGTACCCAAGGTATCGGAGGCTACTGCGGATAAGGTCGGCAGAGGGATTGCAAAATCCCTTGCCGCAGACGCAATAGCGGGTACTCCGCTTGACGCTACTCTCGCAATCAGACAGTCTACAACTACAGACGAGTCGGGAAGCAGCGTTGACAAAGATAAGCTAATCAAGAACTTCGCAATTAATGCGGCGGTTAATGCGGGTGCGGGGGCGGCATTTGAGGTTGCCGCACCTGCGGTCAAAGCACTGCTTAAAAAAGCGGATAGCTCTTTGACAGGGAGCAAAACACCGATTCTCAAAGACGGGAAACAGGCACTTGTCAACACGAACAAGCTGAAAGGTAAAACAGTAACTGCGGAAACTCCAAAGACCGAAACAGTAACTGCGGAAACACCAAAGACCGAAACAGTAACTGCGGAAACTCCAAAGACCGAAACAGTAACTGCGGAAACTCCAAAGACCGAAACAGTAACTGCGGAAACTCCAAAGACCGAAACGGTTGCGGAAACTCCAAAGACCGAAACAGTAACTGCGGAAACTCCAAAGACCAGAACAGTAACTGCGGAAACACCAAAGACCAGAACAGTAACTGCGGAAACTCCAAAGACCGAAACAGTAACTGCGGAAACTCCAAAGACCAAAGAGTTTCAGCCCTTGGGGGCAGATACAGCAAAGTACAAGTACAAGAAGAAAACATCAAAGCTGTTTACGAACACCGTTCAGGACTCAAATCTTCCCGACGAGGTTAAAAGTCTTGACGAAAACCTATTCGCTACGGAGAGAACCACTAATCTGAAGCAGAAGGAAATGTCTAAACTTCGAAGAGACACAGACCTTGAAGGTGAGCGAACCGAGCTGTTATCGAAAGACGCAGCATCGGTCAACGCCGAAGATTTTGTAACTGCTATGGATATGCTCTCCGACGACTTTGCCAAAGCAGGAGGCGATATGCTGACAGCGGATTTCCATAACGGCGTGAAGCTGCTCAGGAAAATGGCTGAAGTAGATACTCAGGCAGGTCAGGTAGTACAGGCTAACAAGATGTACAAGAACACTCTTGCAGGCAAGTTACAGGAGGGGAAACGCAGAATCGACAACAGCAGAAAAGCCGAAGAGAAAGCCAGTCCGAAGAAGAAAAAGCAGGTAGATGCAGAAACGGATTCCGTAATTGACGGCATCGGGTCAGCAACAAAAGACGTAATTGATTCGATAGCGAATAACCCTGAAGATGCTCTGGATAGTTTCCTCGGAAGGCTTACGCAGATTCTTCCCAAAACTAAAACTCAGACAGGGAAAACCCTCAGAGAGCAGTATGTCGAAAGCAGTGCTAACAGTATTGCAAATCGGTTTAGAGCGGATAACGTGAAGGGCGAATCTGCACCTCTGCAGGAGCTGTATAGCCGTATGACCAACACCATCAAAGGCTGGATTAGAACGGATAAAAAGACACCCGCCCAAAAGGAGAGTGCTATCAATACACTCAGAAAAGAGGTTCAGGATTCACAGATTGAAGCAGATAAATATGAAGAAGTATTTGACGAGGCAATCAGAGTAGCTAAAGAGCAGTACAAAGATGACGCAGAGGCTCTTGCTAAAATAGCAGAGCTTGAACAGATAGGGCTTAAAGGCTTTAGCGAAACCACCGTAAACAAAGCGATTAAGGAGATTATCGCAGATTCAGGTAAAACCATAACCGACATTGTTAAGATGAGCATAAAAACCAAAGAGGAGAAGCTCGCAGAGATAAAAGAGATTATCCTGAAAGATGTCGGTGCTGATGAGAAAACCGCACAGGAGCTTTTAGATAATATCGACAGGCAATTTAAGCAGATAGTCAATGACAGAAACTACTCTATGGTACAGGGTATTCTCAATAAGAAGGCACCGCAGATAAAGAGTGCTTATCAGAAATACGCTGAAACCGTTAATGTATCAGGGCAGTTCATAGACAGGTCTAAGAGTGTTGTCTCTCAGGCACTGAAAGACGCCGGAGTAGAGGCTAGAAAACTCATAGGTGAAAGTGACACCATAAAGGCAGAAGCTAAAAAGAAGTTTATTGAGACTGCTACAGAGAATCTCAGAAAGCAGGATTTAGACGAGGGGCTTGTCGGGGAAATCATAGAGCAGTTATCCAAAGACTTTGACAGCAAAGTTGCGGACACCGCGGAGAAATACCTCGATAAGAGGTTCCTTAACAGAAGTAATAAAACTCAGACAGGGAAAAAGGCTGTTTCCGACGATATCAAAGACCTTATTCGCATGGGAGCATATGACAGAGATGATATTCTCGATGTTATCAGAGAGCAGAACGGGTTGCCCGTTTTAAGTAACGAGGATATCCAGAGGATATCTGAAATCATGCTCAAGGTTGAGAAAGAAACCGACAGCAGAGAAATAGAACTTCTAAACGGTGAAATCGAGAAGATAATATCCGATAAGATGGCTGTAACGGGGCATGACAGATTGAGAGCATTACAGAGAATATCCCTTCTTTCATCGCCGAAAACCCTTCTTGTGAGAAACCCTGCGGGCAACATTATATTCAGAGGTCTTGAAACCGTAAAAGACATCCCTGCGGTAATAGCCGATACAGCAGCATCGAAATTTACGGGAACCCGTACAATATCCGCCAATCCGAATAAGTATGCTGCGTATGCGAGCGGTTTAAAGAAGGGTATTAAGGAGTGGAGTCAGGACGTTAAGAGAGGTGTTGACACGTCCCCGTCAAGGTCTGCATATGAATTGCCTATGGGCAGTACGTTCAAAGGCACCAATCCCGTTACTAAGGTTCTTGCGAGTATGGAGAAGTTCATAAAGTATTCACTCAGTTTAGGAGACAGACCGTTCTATCAGGCGGCACATGACCAGGCGATGCAGGAGCTGAAAAACCTCGGTAAGCTTGACAGCATTTCCGCAGAGGATGCGGAACTCTGGGCAAGGGAAAGAGGACTTGATGCGGTATTCCAGAACAGCTCTGACTTTTCTACAAGGATGTCGAATATCCGAAGTGCTTTGGGGTATGTCGGCGATATCATGATACCGTTTACGCAGACACCCGCAAATATTGCGGACAAGCTGATTGACTACTCCCCTATAGGACTGATTAAGGCAGTGGCGAATGTAACCAAGGGTGTAACCAAGGGCAGTTTCGACCAGAGAAAATTCGCCGATACGATAGGCCGTTCTTTTACAGGAGCGGGGGCGATAGCTCTCGGCTATCTCTGGGCGAAAAGCGGTAATTTCATTCCCGATACCTACAAGAATACGGATGACTATAAACTGTATGAGGCTCAGAAGTTTTCAGGCAGGCAGTCCTATTCCATAGATACAGGAGACCACTACATTACCATTAAGAATGAATCGCCCGCTTCGGCACTTCTGATAATGGGTGCTGAAGCGTATGCTTCGGGGGCAAAGCAGGAGGACTTGTTCAACATGATATTCCAAGGTGCTATGTCAGGCATTGACGCGTTCTTCAGTCAGTCTCTGCTGTCGGGTGTATTTGAGACACTGAGTAGCGAATCCCCGTCTAAGGCGGCTCAGGAGCTGGCTATTAATGCAATGTCACAGGCAGTCCCCACTTCACTTAAACAGCTTGCGAAAACGATAGACCCATATGCGAGGGAAACGTCCGATAACAACGCTCTGAGGCAGGGTGTTAAACAGGCAATGTCGGGTATCCCGGGACTCAGCACATTACTTCCTAAGAAGTATGATATTACAGGCAAGGAAGCAATGAACAATCAGGGCAGAAACGCAGTGTCGAGATTCCTTGAGAACCTCATATTCCCTGAAACGATATCAGCAAAGAACCGTGATACCGTAAACAATACACTTATGGCTCTGTACGACCAGACAGGTAACTCAAACGTACTTCTGCGTAAAGCGTATAAGACAATTCGGTATGGTGATAACCAGACGCTTAACCTAACATCAAAGCAGATATCGGAATACCAACGCATGATAGGGTCCGAAGCTTATGCGAATATAAGCAGCTTTATCAGTTCAAGTGCTTATAAGAACATGAGCAACGAGGATAGAGCAAGCGTGATATCTAAAATCAACCAGAACGCGGAAAATAATGCCAAAACGCAGATTCTCATATCCGCAGGTAAGGTCACGCAGGATGAATGGCTTAACAGCCTGTCAGAAGAAAAGAAAAAAATATTTGAACAGGGGGTTACGGGGATGTCGGCAATGGAGTATACTAAACTGTGTCAGAGAGTCGCAGTTGACTGCGACATTGCCGGCGGAGACAGTAACGCAACAAGAGCTATGGCATTTGCTAAAGAGGGTGCAAACTCTTCTGTATTTAAGGCATATCACAATGACGGTAAGAACCATAACTACTATCTGGCTGATGCGGAACAGCCCGCAAGACTGCTTACCGAAAAAGGGTATACCGCCTCTGATTTGAAGCAGATGTCGGAGGATGTGGATAATCTGTATTCGGAAAACACCAATAAGAAAGTGACCAAGAAAGCTGTTTTGGAGAGCTATGCACGTTCTGTGTCGAATGACAGGGAAGTAAGACTTGCTATTTGCAGACTGCTGTATAGCTATTCGAGAAACGATAAAGGCGAACTGAAGACGTTCGAAGTTTAAAGCCGTAAAAAAGAGCCGCCCTCAGAAGCATTTCTGCCAGAGGACGGCTCTACGGTAACACACCCCTACAAAGGAGGTTCTTAAATCATAACATATATTAGGGGTTCTGGCAAGTGCGAAATACTTGTGTGGGTTTCCCACACTTTTCCCACATCGTGACCTCTTTCCATACTAAACGGATATAAACAGATTTCGCTATATACTTGAAATTGCGGCATTTTAATGCGTGGATAATAACGGATTTCGTGTTTTCCTACACCGCAAAACGAATCCCTCCTTCTCCGCCAAATAACAAAAATCGTTGGAATATCAACGATTTTCCTATTACTCGGTTGTGGTTTCCCGCATTTTTCCCACCTAAAAGA